ACAGCGGTGTAATCGAGATCATATATCTTCTTCCCATTTGATCTGCGCGGCTCGATGCCTCTTTCGTGTAACACACGATTCGCTTCTTTGAAGTCTGGCATCCTCGGGGCCTTAATGCCCAAATCGCGCAACAGCTTCGTCATTTGCACAGGCTTGGTATATTTGCTGCCAAAGTTGATGTTCTCTAGGATCAGATCCTCGACGCTCGATTGTGTTCGATACGCCTCGTTGCTGTCTTGTAACAGCTCCCGCTCATCCGGTGATAGAAACCAATTCTTCTGGCCTTGCACATACATAGTCTCTTTCACCTGGGCCCAGAGCTGCTGCATGTTGACACCATGATTCACATTGATGTCTTTGACTGCGAGTACCCAGAATCTTCGATTCCCAGACGTGTCCGTCAAGAACTCGCGAGCATTGACTGATGCGTAGAACGCCGTGCGGCGCTGATACGTCGTAAAGGCTCGGTCATACGGCAATCTCAGCTCATCCGTCTTCGCCGTGACAAATGCTTTCAGCTGGTCGATGTCCGACTTTTTAAAGGTCGACTCGATCTCGCCTAACTCTACAATCCAATGGCTGACTGCGCGTTTCACGCTATCTTTATCAGAAGGGTTAAGCGTCGCACCCTCCAAGAGCCAGCCATTATTGTAATTGCAAAGGCGTTTAAACCATAAGGTTTTACCGAGTCCTTGAGCGCCCTGGAGGACCAAGATGCCTTCGAGCTCCACGCCATTCTTTTCACATGCTGCGGCCACACAGCTGATTAACCATTTTTTCAGCAGCATTTCTTTCAGCTGCGCCGACTCTTCTGTGACCAGCGAATCCATGAAGGCTTGCAGTCGGTCGGTCCCGTCCCAAGGTTCGCTCTCAATCCATTCCCGGACCGGGTTGTATTCTCTGGCCAAGACTTTTAGATAATCTCTGACCTTTGTGTGTGGGATGCCCATATTGATGCAACGATCTTCGATCTCGATGAGACTGGCTTCCTCATACATGTCAGCAATGAACTCCATGTTCGGTATGTCAATTTCCATCTTCTTCTTAATCACGTTGTATCTGACATCGACGCCGTGTGTCATTAATACGCCATTGATGTTGTCTTTGGTGTTTAAATATCTGCCGTTTGCATTGCGGTTGAAATCGTATTCAACAGGCACGTCGATCTTTTGCAAGACCACTTCGCCTTCGACGACTTCAACTTCGTTCTTATGGTCATTGTAATCGCCCTTGCTTTCCGGCATCTGGATCTCGGCGTGACCGCCACTCTTCTGGATAAAGGCTGCCGCCTTCTTCGCTTCCTTCTCGCCTGTTTTACTATCATCGTTATCGGCCACGAATATGTGTTTGTGCTTCGGAAAATACTGATACATGACCTCGGCGACCTTGATTAAGTTGTAAGCGTCAAATGCGACGACGACAGGCTGTGAGCGGTCAGCATATATAGAAGCGGCCGTGGCATAGCCTTCGGCATAATTCAAGCTGTCGCTTGTTTTAAAGATCTCTCTTCCTAAAAGAAAAAAGCTACCGCTTTTTTTGGAACCAGTAAGGAAACGCTTTGATCCATCGGCTGTGATGAACTGTAGACCAACGATAGAGCCTTGTTTGTCTTTGAGTGGTATCACCAGGTTATCGTGTTTGTCTTTCTTTAAACCATAGGACAAGACTTGCTTCTTTTCCAGGTAGGGATGTTTAATAACTTCCTCGCATTGGTCCCAAATCGACTGCGATCGCTGCGCGGCCTGTGAATATTTCTCAGCGGATTTGACCTCGGCTTGTTTTTGTAGAGCTGCGATCTCGGCTTTCTGAGCTGGCGTCATACGATAGCGCTCACTGTTCTCTGGTTTCCAAGTCGCTGTGGGTTGGTCGGCACTGACTCTGTAATCACCTAAACGTCCAAAAGGAGAGGACTGATCGAGCCAGGCTTGATACCAACCCACGAGCTTCCTCTGATTACCAATGTTGATGTACGCTCTACCCACTGAGCCATCAGTAACCAGTCCCTTCTTAGGGTCGGGTTCATAGCCATTGCTGGCTAGGAAATCGCTGAATTGTGTTATGTAATCCCCGGTAAATGGGGCGCTGAAATTTTTGGGTTTAGGTCCTTTTATCTTTAATGACATCAATCATCCTTTTTTTCTTTTACTATTGTTTTGACATGCTAGGGGTTATAAGATAATATCCAAGTTTATTAAATTTTGCAAATACATAAGGTAGGAGATTTATTATGAGCTTAACAATCAGCAGCAGCGGCGGCGGTGGGGATTTCCCCAAACTAGAACCAGGCATCTATCAAGGAACATGCTACAGCATCATAGATCTGGGTGAGTCAGACCAAGAATACAAAGGCGTGGTCAGCAAGAAAAAAAGAGTGCATCTCGGATTTGAGATCACCGAGGCAATCGACCCTTCAACCAATACAGTAATGATGGAAGACGGCAGACCATTCGGCGCATTTAAAACTTACACTGCATCTTTATTTGAAGCTGCAACATTGAGAAAAGATATTGAGAGCTGGCGCGGTAAAAGTTTAACCGAAGAAGAAATCGATTCATTTGATATGGATAACTTAATTGGTTGCACAGCCAAGATTGAAATTGGTTTAACAAAAAAGAGTGATTTCGGTGAGGGCGGTAATCCAAAGATTATGGCGCTCAGAGAACCGAAGGACGGCATTAAGAAGGTAGAGACACACAATGACATAGTGCTTTTTGATTTGGATGTTTACTGTGCCGAGTTTACTGGCAATTCCAGTCCGGAAACCAAGGCCATGTGTGATGTCTTTGAATCTTTGAATGACTGGCATAAGCGTGACATTGAAGCCAGTTATCAATGGCTGGCCGCACAACAAAATTTTGAGGACACACCCGTTGAAAAACTTGTGGAAGAAGCTGTAGAAGAAACAGATAACACGGATGATTTTGACGACAAAATTCCTTTTTAAATTGATCCCGGTGGGTGGTTTTCTCCTAGATGTCTCACAACACTTGAAAATACCACCCACCACCCTCAAGTGGCATTGGGTGGGCACCCCTAAAGTTATAAGAAAACTTTATTCATGTTTGTATCAGCTCACTCAATGTCCAAAACAGGAAAATTATGAACGATAAAATCAATCCCGAACACTACAAGCAAAAGCCCCTAGAAAGCATCGAATATATCGAGCAACAGCTGGGCCAACACTTTAAATACTATCTTCTCGGCTCTATCTACAAATACCTTCATCGATGGGAGTACAAGTATGAACCACTAACGGATTTGCAGAAGGCACAGTGGTACCTGGACAAATTAATACACCAAGTAGAAGAAGCAGAAGAAGTTGAAGAAGTTGAAGAATGGTAGAATAAAGATATGGAATGGTGGGAAATAATTTTATTCGTTTTATCTTCTTTAGCATTTATTGGTATGTTTATGGATGATCCGCCCCTTTTGTGAACAAATTATGAACAAAGAAATAGAGTATGAAGTTTTTTCTTTGCCCGCAGCTCTCATGTTGCAGCATAAAATATCAGACGAGGTAGTGACACATCTCAATAAATACCTGGACGATTTAAAATCAGACGAGCATCGTAAATCTGCTGCTGATTTTTTAGTGGGCCAGATTCACCAGGGCGAACAGCTCGATATGAATTACATGGATAATCTGTTGACACCTTTTGTCAGTATTGTTGAGAACCTGGGCATGGCTTATCTAAGGCATTTCGTCGACTACACTAAATCTCCCCTTAGTCCGAAGAAAATAAGCATAGATAAGCTGTGGTCAGTACACAGTTACGAAGGTGATTACAACCCTATACACGATCACATCACAACATCTAAGATGGGCATATCATTCACCACCTGGACCAAAGTACCGGACCAGATATTGAAACCAGAGGAAGAAGATACTTTGAGATACGATCTCTACAATGATTCTGGCTCTATAGACGGCTTTATAAATTTTACCTATGGTTTGAATCAAACCGGGGATCCAGAGAGTCTAAGGCCTTCTCAATCGCGCTATGTCAAACCAGAACCGGGTAAACTATTAATGTTTCCGTCCTGGATGCAGCATTGTGTCTATCCTTTCTTTGGTGAAGGCGAGCGCATCACTGTGGCCGGGAACCTTAATTGTTTTGATTTAACCAGGGAAGAATTGGAGGAGATAGAGAATGAAAGAGTTTAAGATAGGAATGTATGACGATATCCCATACGAACAGTATGCAGAGATCCCAGCTTTTAGATCTCACGATCTAACCTCGGTCATTAAATGCCCATACAGCTGGCAGAATAAAAAAGAAATGGTGCAAACACCAGCTCTCTTGGAGGGCCGAGTGCAGCACACAGTTTTCCTGGAGCATCACAAATTCGATGAAGAGTTTGTCATTCAACCCAAGTTTGATCGGCGAACCAAAACAGGCAAAGAAGAATACGAAAACTTTATGGACACCATAGGCAATCGTACTCCAATCACCCAGGCTTTATATGACACTTGTATGGAACGTCGTGAAGTAGTGAAACACTACATACCTAAAGACACCGATAAAGTAGAACACACTTTAGTCTTTGAGTGGCATGGCCACCCTTTTAAGTGCCGGATGGACTGGTATGACAACGAGTATGTATGGGACCTTAAAACTTGCCGTGACGCTTCACCTCGCGGCTTTAAAGGTGCGATCAATGCTTTCAACTATCATATGCAAGCAGCAATATATGTCGATGCTTGTAGGGCTCTAGGATTAACCGCAAAAGGATTCAACTTCCTGGCCCAAGAAAAACAACACCCATATCCTTAT